CCGCCGTAGGTACGATGTGCAAACCTGTAAATGTTCTCGCCTTGTAAGTCATCCCAATCAGGGGCGGGGAAAAACTTCGGAATATCTTTGTATTTCTCTGCAACCGCCGCACCATCTTCAAACCTGAGCCTTTCGTCTACCCCGACATAATAAGTGGGCGTCCATCCTTCGTAGTGGTAAATCGTGTTTACTCCGAACGATGGATAATTAAACCAGTTGGGCGGGGTTAGATGGAGGTTCGGCCCCACGCCAACGATTAAGCAGGTCTGCCCTTTATGCAGGTTGTAGAACTGCCCGACATTATTCATAGTAGACGATTACGCTTCCTGTCGTGGTGTTACCGCCAGAGGCAATAACAACTTTTACACGCCCATTCAAAATCGGCTTGGTTCGGTCACCGCCTGCTGTACCAGTCAATGCCGCGCCATCAGCAACGGCATTGACCAAATCGCGGGGATAATACCAACTGTTTGAAGTACCCGCGCTTGCCTTTGTAAGCAGTGGCTTGATAGCATCACCTTCACAAGTTACCGTGAGGGTTGCGCCGGTGGCAATCGTGCCGGGGCGGTATTCAATCGCATACAGTTCGCCCGTGATAGAGGGGTTAGTTTGTACTGACGCATCCCCCGAAGCGTCGGTAGTAATTGGGAATAATTGGCGTTTCATTTGCTGCGCCTCTTTGGGGTCTCAGGGACTTCCACAACTTCCGCCGGTTCTTGTTTAGGTTCTGGCTTCGGTTCTGGAAGTCTCTGCGCTTTTCCGTTGTCTAAAAGCCACTGTCCAAGATACTCATTCACATCCACCACATCACCGAGGATTAGTGTCTGCTTTGAGTCTTGGTAGTGTTCAGCCATTTTAAGTTTCATGGTTTACGCCAGTGTGACGTTCAGATTGCCGACCGCGTACCAAATACCGTTGTATGCTTCGACAACCAAATAGTTTCCAACGGCTGCGCCAAAGGTAGCAACATCGCCGGACGTACTCAGGTTATTGAATCCGGGGGTGGTATTGGTTACAGTGTGAGCGTATCCAGTGGTTGAATAGATGGTGATACGCATACCATCATGGCCACCACGGGCAGGGACGCCAGCGGTAGGGGCTGCAAGCGTCAAAGCGGCTGCGCTGCCTTTGGTAATAAGGATAGTATCGGGGAAATCCTTGAGAGTGATTGAGATCGCACCGTCACCAGAGGCAAGAACTTGTTTGCGTGGTAAATCGCGCATCTTGGAATGAAAGCGGCGGAGGACATAAGTATCGGGCATTTTGTTTTCCTTTGCCTCGCCCCTACCGTTTGGCGTGAACTACGTTACACAGTAGGGGGTCAGGCTATCATATCGGCTGGGTTATTACACACCCACGTTGTAAGAGATTGCGGCAGCTTCGTTATCGCGGTAGGTCATGCCCCAACGAACGAGGGCGACAATTTCCCACGAATCAGCGTTTGCAATACGGGTCGTTTCAAGGGTCATGCGGCGTTTGAAAGCCTGCTTCCACTGGTCAAAGCGCACGGCCAAGATCGAGCCTGATACGTTGTTTCCGGGTGTACCAGTGGCAACCTTACCGGCGGTATTCGCAAGGCGGGCGGTGCTATTGCGGTGCATCTGGAAAGCGGGCAAAATGCTGTAACCATAAGCACGGGTCAAGAAACCATTTTCAACGGTCGCGGCGGAGTTCACATCTTTAGTCTTTACTTCGGGCAGTTTCATATTTGCCCAGTAAGTATTCATATCAACCAAGAATGAAACGTTACGCGGGTCAGCACCATTCAATCCAGCAGTACCCATCAGCTTGAGAGTGTCGATATAATCCTCAATCTGGAATGAGGCAGAGGCCGAGCGGCTGTTCGCGGTATTGGTAACGAGTGCCAACTTGCGGAAGCCATCTTGCAAAAGGTAAACCGTACCAGCGGCGGGAGTGCCGTCAATGCTGTTGATATTCTTGTTTGCGGAGGTTTCTACATCGCCGTCAATCATCAGGTGTTCGAGGATTTCCGCGCCTGAGACGGTTAACTGTTGGCGCAACTGCGGAACGAAGTTAATCAGTGAATCTTCGGTCATTTCCTGAGTGTACAGAACACGCGCCCCAAGTTTGGAAAGGGTCAATTGCTTGTTAGCGGTGGACATCTGCGAGGCGGTGACAGTCGCGGCGGGGACTTTCAAAGTCGAGTCGCTTGCGGTGGCTTCGCTTACGCCGTACCAAGTCGGGTCAGTGGATTCGAGCGGAACGTAAATGCTTGAATAACCATCGGGTACGACCTGAGAGGGAATCTTATCCATAACCACATTAGCGGCGCGGATCGCTTCCCAAATCTGATTCGAGTAAGCAGTACCAACCCAATCAGAACCAATGGTCGATCCGCCGGTGTACATCGGGTCAGTCGCGGCCTTTACAGCGTTACTAACTGCATCAGCGGTCGGGTCAATGCCGGTTGCGTTTTTGAATGAGCCTTTGACATACGCAACGCCCTTACGGGATTCTTCGGTATTGTTGTCTTTGAGTTCGGCAATCTTGAAGGAAAGAGCCTTCATCGCGCCGGGGGAAACGGTCTTACCAGCAGACTGCAAAGTCTCAATCAGGAGGGAGGTGTCGCCAGCATCGAGAGAGTCATACTTCCAAGTGTCGCCATATTTCGCGGCATACGGGGCGTTCTGTTCAAACGGCAGGCGGCGGCTCTTGGCCTGTTCTGCCTTGACAGCAGTTTCTACGGCTTCGCGCTTCTCGCGTTCAATGCGCTCGGCGGCTTCTTTCTCGGCCTTGTCATTCTGTTCGGACGCGCTTTGCAGGGCTTCATACTTCAAAGCCTGCTTGGAAAGGTCGCTCAATTTTTCGGCCTGCTCATCGGACAGGTTATCGCCAAAAGAAACAAGGCTCTTGATGTCCTTGCGAATCTGGCTCAGTTTTTCCATAAAGTCGTTCATGTTATTTGCTCCTGTAAAATTTGTCTGTTTGTTTGATTGCGTTCTTTGCTTGTTCAATTGCCCGCGCACGCTTCGCCGCCTGTTTGGCCTCTGGCAAAACGCCGTCGGTTATTTCAGGGAAAGGTAAACCCGCTTCCCTGTAAATTGCCTTCATCGCCGGTAGTGCAAACGCTGAATGATTAGCGGGGGAAAAATTACCATTTCCTTTCTCCCATAAACTAAATCCCGCAAGAGGCCACACTGCGATCCGTCCCGGCCTGTTCTTGTCATAGGGTATTAGTTTTCCCCCTATATCCAACCGCGCCAAATGTGCGATTGAGTCGGAAGATACCGCAACCATTCCCCGATAAGCGGCGTCCATAATATCTTTTGCCTGCTTTAGTGCCTTATTCAAAATAACCTTGATATACCAACCGTCTGCCCGCTTCTCTAAACTTCCGGGGATTGAATCGCCCACGATGACGGGTTTATTTTCTAATCCTTGCGCTCCCTGCTTTACGCCGTGCTGATAAATCACAAGGGGAGTGCTAAAGGCGTTCTGCATAATGTCAGTATTGGTATCAAACCATTGACCATCTGAGTCTTTGGTAAACGGTAAAACTTTCACCTCTAATGTCCAATCACCAACGGCCTTGACTGCGCCTATAAAGTACTTGACTGCCTCGTCAAAGATAAACCCCGCCTTGCCTGCTAGACTGGCGGCGTCTGCTTTGCCCTCTACAACGGCGGCATAGCAGATACCATAGGCGGATTCTTCGTCTGTTCCGTCAGCCATGACTTTCTCTTTGCAACTTCTAAATTTATCTTCCAACTCAGGCGGTACATTGTTCGGCATGTTTTCTCCAACAAAAAAGCGGCGTGTCAATTCCTATCTGACTAGGAACTAACACGCCGCCAACTGGCCTTTTTGCGTTTTGCTTACATTGCCCTTTCGCCGTTCGGCTACCTGACAAGTAAACTAGATTAGTGGTAATTTATCACGGTTTTACAAATACGTCAAATATAAAATCGCGCTCGTGCTGTTTTTCCTGCATAATTCTTTGTATCTCACAGGCCGCCCAATCAAGAGCGGTGATTAGTTCGTCACGGGGCATATCTTCAATACGCTTTCCCCTGAATGTGACAACTTGATTTTTAGGCGGTAAAACTTTTGCACAATCCGGAGAATCAGGCTCTATTACCGGCCCCATCCAGTGAGTTGTATTCTCAGGTGTTATCTTCACATCATAATCAAAGCCATCCGCTAAAGTTTCAAAGTAGATTTTCCCATCTGCTAAAAACACACTGACAATATATATGCTTGGTTTATTTCCAAAAACAGGGGTTGTGTAAATCCAGTAATATCCAGCCTCTTTGGGTTTTTCAGTTGTCCATTGCATGTTTGTTTCCTTTCTCTATGCCGTGATTATATCATGCGTCACTTTGACTTCAAAAAACTATTGACGGCTTCAATTGCAGACCTTGAGGCTTCTTGTAATTTTTCAGCGATAATAACACTAACCTTTTTCCATCCTACATTTGCAGGTTGCCGTGCCTGTCCGTAATCTGAGCGGGTAAAGTACGCACCTTTTGACGCATTAGTAATATATCCGGTTTTCTCACCTTCACCAATTGGATTGTATAACCAAGCGGATGAACTTGCGCCTGTTCGTTTGTCACCTAAATCCGTAAATCCTTTTGTTTTCCACGCAACATATCTAAACTGCTTCCAAGAAAAGTAACCATCCGGCGCGCCATCAGATGATACTTTTCCATAAGCCCCTTTTCTACTAGCAAATTTATACGCTTGGTCTTTTTGTAGTTCAATCTTGAAAACTTTTGCAACTGCATTTATAGCGATATGATTAGCACCTTCTGCAATGTTGCTGATAAATACTTTTACTTCATTTATTCCTTTAGGTGGATCGAATCTAATGTTCATAATACCGCCGCTAATATCTGCGCTCTAGCGTTTGGCGTTACTGGTTTATCAGTCACTACCAATTGACACTGACAACGCCAGCCGCGACATTCTAGGCGCGGATTATCGCCCATTTGCGGATACACCCCCAGCTCATTCCATAAATCAGCAGGGGCTACAATCCCGTCAAGTGCTAGGCAGGTTGTACACTTTTCGACCGTATCCCCTTCAATCCATATAAGGTTATTAGGGGCGGCATTATCACCGCTCCCAATTAGTACCATCGCGTTATTATAACTTTCTTGCGCTCTTGCGCCCCATAAATCAGCACGCGCAAGCAGAGCAACCAGCCCCATACCTAACGCCCTATCTCTTATGATGTCCTCATAGTACCCATCAATAAATTCTAGTTGCTTTTTTATATCGTCCTGTAATGCTTTATCTAATTCGGGTGGTATATCTTCGTTGCCTATTGTTTCATACCATGCGGCGTTATATGCGTTTGTAAGTTGCAAGCGCACAATCTCGGCAAGTTGTTTTTTGAAGTCATTGCCAGTTATATTTTTATCATATAACCTTTTTACAAGTTTCTTTACATCTTCCCCGAATACGTCAAAATCTCCCGTCTCAGTGGCTTTCAACGCTTGACGCGCCTTATTACTAAGGTGTGGTATCACTTCCGGCACAAGGCGCACGGCTTGACTTAGTAACCTGTTTAGGCTCATTTCACCGCCTTATTGATTGCCTCTGCCAGTAACATTATTTCGCTCTTTCCAACCGGCTTATTTATAACGGTAGAAAATAACTTCCTAACATCTGTTCGCGTTTTACAGGCTGGTAAAGCGGTTTCAATCTGCGCCCGTACATCCTGCGGGATTATTTCGCTCTCAAACTTTACAACCTGTCCGACTTTCTGAATCGCTTTATGTTGCCAGTCAATAAGTTGTAGTTTTATGGGCGTTTGTAAATCCGCGGGCTGTGTCTCTGGCGTTTCTGGCATTACGTTATCAGGCTGGGCATCATTCACAGGGTTTACAACGGGCTTGACCGGTTCAGGCTGTCCGCTTGTCTGTGTCACCTGAGAGGGTAACAAATCATCCCGCTCATCACCTAACGGGTCATCGCCGTACATTTCCTCGCGGACTTCCTTCACTGTGTGGGTGCGTTCAAAGGCTTCTTGTTCTCGGAGTTTAGAGTCAATATCAGCGACCCGAATATCATCGAAGCGACCAACCAAAGGCCGACCAGCATAACGCGGAAGTAACGCGGTAGAGATTTTCTCGCCCATCATGGTCAGCATCGGGTACACGGTCAATTCATTGAATGACGCACGCCCTACAACGCTATTCGCCTGAGTTGCATTCTCGGATAACATGGTGAAACTTCCGGGGGCTATGGTCGTCATAATTTCTTCTTTGTTCAACTTGCGCCCTTCAATAAACTCCATCTCTCTTTGAGATACTGAGTTCTGTAACCACTGTACACCGCCTTGACCAACGCCCCGAAGCATGAGCATTTCACGGTTACGGCTTGCCTCGCGTGTGTCCTCTTTTATCTTGCCCCATGTCGGATCGGCTATCATTTGCTCAAAGGTCATCACTGACGGGAGGCGTCCGTTATTGTTTGCAAACAGGGTCGTGTTATATTTCTGCATTCCTAAATCACCAGCGGCAACCAGCGCGATTGATTCAATGGCGGAAAGTCCCACAAAACGGGACATGGGATTGAATCGCTTAAAGTGTACAATCTCGTGAGGCTCTAGGAATATTTCTAGTCCATTGCCGGGGTAATACATATAGCCCCGTAAGTACATCTGCTTATCAGGGACGGGGATAATCATACTAGAAGGGATAAACCAAAGTTCCTCCGGCGGGGAGTTCTTATCGGGGGCATTTACCCACCAGTACGCATTACCAGTAAGTTTATAGAATGCGGTCGTAGCGTAAAGAAATTCATACCGCGAGTCTAATTCGTTCGGGTTCTGAATGAGTAATTCCAGTTCATGATTCGGGATGTCCTTCGGTTCTTTGCCTGAGACAATCCGCGCCACGCTGAAAGGGGTCAGGGCGGCACAGGCGGCGGTAATGTCCACTGCTAAAAGTACCCATGATAGGGTGCGGTATAAGTCCGCCTGATTGCCATATACTGACGGGTCAGGCATTGTGTAACTTTCAGCGTCCGCCGTTTCTAGTTGCCAGCGTTCAAACTTTGCGCGGTCTGCTTTCAGCGCGTTTAGTTCCTGCAAAATCGCTTCCTGTTCTTTTTTAGTCGCTAATCCGAATATACCCATTTTTCACCTCATGCCCAATCAACTAGTTTTGTAACGTCTGGTGTAGATATTCCTTGCCAAGCAATAGCCAACGCCATAACACAATCATCATGCAACCCGTCAGGCGAGCCGTAGCGGATAAGCCCGCTGGGTAGTTTCTCGCTTTGGTATGCCATGAGTTCGTTTATCTGATTCTCGTCATCCAGTAGCGCAATGTCTCCGCGCTCGAATGCCAGTTCTAATAACTGTATAGCGTTTGCCTTCGTTGCGTTGGTCGTGGTAAAACCTGTCACGTAAACGCCAGCATTTTGCAGGGCTTCTATATTTGCCTGTCCCATGCTGTTTGTCTCTGCGATAATTGACGCATCGTTGTACCTGTTGGCTAGGGCGATAAGCCTGTTTCTTTGGCTTGCGTAATCAGTGTCTAGCATACGGTCAAGGTACACCTGTCTTTTACTCTCCGCATCCATCACGCATAAAACAGTTGCATCGTTTGACCGTCCCCAATCCACGCCGATAACGTACTGCCGGCCTTGTTCGGGTGCTTGTTCTTTGAGCGTGGAAGCGTCGCGCACTCTGCGAAACACGCCGCCGCCGTCAATAAATTTTGCTTCCCATTCTTGCGCGAATGTTCGTTCTGGTAATCTCGTACTGGCAAGCCCGAAAGCCTTTTGTATTGTCGGCATAGGGTTAGCGTTAGTGGGAGCAGTCCATGACATATAATCATTCACTTGGTCTTTTCCCCGTTGCCACTCGTTATAAAACCAGTTTAGCCCTTTAGGCGTGCTAATGAGTATTTCATCACCATCACAGTCCGCAAGGGTGGGTCTTACCGCGTCGTTCCATCCATCGCCATCAATGCGGGCGGCTTCATCCCCGACAATAAGATTGAAATTTTCAGAGCGGATAGCGTCAATATTATCTGCTGAGTACATGGCGAAAAATCCGCCATTGAATGACGTTATCACGCGCTCGGACTGGCTAATGCTAAAATATTTCTTTTGTGCTAGGGGGCTGCATACGTTTGACGCCCAACGCCACAAAGAACGCCCGTTCTTGTAAGTAGGCACTACCCAAGCGGCTTTTCCACCCTGTCTAAGTACATTCAGGGTAATACATCCACCTAAGACAGTTTTCCCCCAACGTCTGCCCATTGCTAGTACTTTTATTTTAGCTGGGTGTCTCGTTATCGCTTTCTGATCCGCTCTCAGCGTCGGTAATGCCAGTTCGATAGTCAATATGTTTTATTCCTATTTCGGTTATTTTTTCGCCGCCTGTTGTAAGGTCAATACTCTCTGTCATTTTCCCGTGTATCTTGAGAATGTCACGCAGGGCGGATTGTGCGTCATATAGTTCGATTTCAGTATCAAGGATTTCTACATCCTCGTCTTTTTCCCCTTTGCCTATCTTTGTTACGGTCTTTTGCTTTATCTTCTTTATCAGTCGGCCTTTGCCGGACTGCTTTAGTAAGTCAATATCGATGTTACCAAATTGAGTTATAAACTCGGTAACGTCACCCCGCGCAATGTCGGCGGTAAGTTTCAGGGCTTCATCGGCGGACATGTGGACTTCGTTCAATCGCGCCTGTATTGCCTCGGAAATGTTAGCATCTGCAAGCAATCTACTTCCGTTTGTTCTTGCGCTATCTCGTTTTGCCTTTGGATATGCCCGTGAATAAGCCTCTGTTCCGTTAAAGTATTGAAGGTATTCACTTATGAATACCTCTTGCGCCTTTGTAAACTTTGGCTTCTCATCGCTCATTTACTTCCTTTCTTGCACTTCTCGCACTTACGCTTCGGCTTCTTTATCTTCGCACCGCACGCGCAAAATGTAAAGCGGCTCATCGGTTTAGTATCCGCTCAATCTCGTACGATTCTAGTACCGCCCTGCATCCAGCACAAACGGCGATAACGCGCCCGTCCTCTAATGTGAGTTTATATTTGCAGTTGTGCGGGGTGATAATCTTTGTCGTTGCGTAGGGGGCTGTAAATACGTTCATGACATCCTCATCAGCCACTTGGTGAATCTGTCATACTGCCACTGTCTCAGTTGGTACACAAGTACTAATCCGGCGCACAGAATGAGTATGATGGTAATTCGTTTCATATTGGCAGTATATCACATATAGACGGGTATCTATAAAATAACTCCCCCGTAATGGGGGATTATTTT